AGATAAAGTGTCCCTGACAAAACATAGTTACCCCAAATACCAATGCGAGGACTATGCCTATCCATTCAATTATAAGTTGATTTGTAGCCATGGTAGTAGCGGTGGTATCACTCCAATAAGTCTAAGAAGACCCTCAGAGAAAAGTGCAAGAACAACCCAACCAACACAGAAACTGATAATTGAAGCATTACGATTATGTTTTCGTATAGCATCATCAATCATCTCCTGTACTTCAACTTTAGTTGTCCATTCGGGAGGTTCAGTTCCCTTACCCCAATCCTTAAACATACCCGCCACCATCTTCATACCCCTCCCTTAAATCATCAAATCCATCTAGTACTTCAAGACGTTTTTCCCAAGTATCACCACCCTCATATCCCTTTAATGGATTGATACAAGTATGATCCCCATAATTGTTACACACTAATCCAGCAAGATCTAATTCATTGCCTTTGTTTCCAGTCCCAGACCAGTAGTGTTCACCATTTATCCAAATGGCATTACACTTAGGACATTCCTTCCTTTCTAATTTAAGGTCGGACAGTTCCCTGTCTTCGGTCATATTGGTGCTCCGTTGTAGTTTTTGTAGTCAACTGCATGGTAGCATCATAACCCATGCAAGCAGCTATAGCAACATTTTGTTATGATTAGGTGAAAATAAGATGCTTTAGGATATATATGCATTGCATATTCGCTTTATATTGTATTGTGTTGATACACAAAAAATTACCTATGAAAATCAATAGCCAAACTATACCTTGGTTTTGTTACATCTGTAGGAACCGTATGATCCAAACGTTTAGAAAAAGTAATTGCTGAATTAGTAGGACACTTACTTTTATATATTTTATTATTATACTTAAACCAAGTTCCAACATTTTCGGGATTATCTATCATATAAACACAAGTAAATTCATGATAATCTGGTTGATTATGATTATGCCAAAATTGATATGAAAACTGATGATCAGTATAATTAATCCAAGATCTTAATACTTCATTTTCTATCTCAACTTTTTCTCTTACCTTATTGATAAGATAATCAGATTCTTCAGATAATAGATGAAGATTTGAGTAAGTTTGTAATCCGGGGGCACCTGATATTTTTCTTAAATTTAGTCCACCTTTATGACGTAATACTAGTCTTTCTTCCTCAGGTAAAATATTATGGTAAGTTCTTATTTCAAACTTATCCAAATATCCAACATCAAAAGAAGTCATTTTATTTCAAAATCTAATTTACGTACTTTTCTTTGGCGTCTTGCTTCTTGATATGCCAGGTCATTATTAGAAAGAACATTTGATTTCTGTTCTTTCTTTGAAGAATTTATCATCACAACTTTATTTAAATCTACTGCTGATACTTTATCACCAGTCACTGTCATCATGTTTGGACACCCACAAACTTGGGTCTTATTATTACTACGCAACTCTTTGTTGCAATCTTTGCATCTTACGATAATCATTGGTCATAGGTCCTCTTTAGGAATGGGCGAAGAGGGGATCGAACCCCCGACATTCTCGGTGTAAACGAGACGCTCTACCGCTGAGCTATTCGCCCGTAATCATCTTCATATCTTACAATATCATCTTCTTCAAGATATGATCCACATTGTACTTCTACAATTCGCAGAGGTATTATCCCAGGATTAGAAAGATGATGAATTTCTGTGGGAGGAACATAGATACTTTCATTTTGAAATAAAAGTTTTTCTACATCTCCTACTCTAACTTTTGCTGTTCCTACAACAACTATCCAATGCTCAGACCGATGATAGTGCATTTGTAAGGATAATCTAGCACCAGGATTAACAACTATGTTTTTTGTTTTGTATCTGTCACCTTCATCGATAACTTCATACCAACCCCAAGGTCTCTCAACTTTCATCTTCATTATTTAAAATCTCCACACTATGTATGAAGAAAGCGGGTGATCGGGATCGAACCGACGACATTCAGCTTGGAAGGCTGACGTTCTACCGCTGAACTACACCCGCAGCGTGGGTCTTACATAGGAAAGGAGGTGGTGGTGGTCTTTCCTACTGCCCAATATTAAATTGTATTATAAAAAAATAATAATGTCAAGCAGGTCATCCAGGACTCGAACCTGGGACATCCGCTTAGAAGGCGGAGGTTATTTCCACTTAACTAATGACCCAAAAGGGGATCATCCCCGTTCAATGTAATCCTCATATTCTTCGCCAGTTGTATCTTCCAGCGAAATAATATCTAATTCATCTTTTGGGGATATCCATTCATAAAATTCATCAATAATTGCTACTTGATCTTCTGGATTTCCTTTCTTTTCTTCGATAATATCGATTGCCCAATCACGAATATGTTGAACAATATCTTCAGTTTCAACTTTCTTCATAGTAGTCTTTGCGGAAGTACCTGCTGAGGATGTTGCTATTGTAGTAGGCGGGGACTCCTTTGTCAAGGGACTCTGTGAGAACGTTGTTGATGAAGAGTTGTTTTGTTTCCTCGAAGTTTGTTTTGCCAGGTGTTTTATGTAGTGACAAGATAGTGCGACTAAAATTTTGTCGCCCCAGTCGTTCAATTTCTTCTTTAAGTTCTGGACAAGACCCATAATATTTTTTCCAATCAGATTCTTTCTTTACTTTGCGTTTCTTACCAGGAGGTTTTCTGAATGACCAGAAGTATTTCCTACCGATGTACTTTCGATTGTTTTGGAGATTTGTAATGAGATAGACAAAACCGAAGTTATCGTCAATACTCTCAGATAAAAAAGGTTGTCCTTCAAAAATCCAGGGGTTTTCATAATCAATACCTGTACTCATTAATTATATCTAACACTTTGTTCAGATATTTATGTGCTAGATCTTTCTCTCCTTGCCACACTGTTGATGGTTCATTATCTACTGTATGCTTTAACTTAAGTATCTTTACCTTCAGTTCTTCTTTTTCAATTTGATTCTTAGGCATATAGGGGGAATAATGTCTCCCCCTATTTAATAGCAGTAATCAGAGTTTAAATCCACTAAATGTGTTTTTGCTGACATCTTGCTTGATACCACCGACTACATAAGATTCAACTTCAGTTTCTTGAGGTGCAACCTGAAGACCCTTAGAAGAAATCCAATGTTGCGTCCATGGAAGTGGATTATTCTTTGCAGCAATATCATACTGAGGCTTGAGACCAATCGCCTTAAGACGACGGTTAGCAACCCACTCAACATACTGCTGAAGAAGTTTATCGTTCAGACCAATCATAGATCCATCCTTGAACAGATAGTCTGCCCAACGCTTCTCTTCATTTACAGCACGATCAAATGCCTTGTAGGTCCACTCCTCTTCTTCCTTCATGATCTGCTTCATTTCTGGATCATCACCTGCTCTCCACTTATTGAGGATGTTTTGAGTAATTGCAAGGTGCTGGTTTTCATCTCTGGCGATAAGTGAGATAATCTTAGCGGACCCTTCCATAAGTTTAAGTTCACCAAATGCGAAGCTGCAAGCGAAACTAACATAGAAACGAATACCCTCCAGGATGTTGACATTTGCCATCGCTCTATATAACTTTCTCTTCACATCTTTGATTTCCCATTCTGCTGTAGGCGAACCTCTAAAATCATCACTCCACATTTTTCCAGTGTCCCATTGATGGGCACTTCGGATAAAGTCATCATATGCTTCTGTAACGCTGCTAGCACGTTCTAGAATACGCTCATCACTAACAATCTTATCAAAGACCTCAGATGGGTCCGAATAGACATTTTTAATGATATACGTATAGGAACGACTATGGATCATTTCCATAAATCCCCAGACTTCCATACAAGCTTCCAATTCTGGAAGTGAGCAATATGGAATGAATGCCATGCCAGGACCACGACCCTGGATAGAATCAAGCATAATCTGATATTTAAGATTAGAAGTATAGATATGCTTTTGTTCTGGGCGCAGTGTTTGGTAATCACCGCGATCTTTTTGAAGGGAGACCTCTTCAGGTCTCCAAAAATAACCTAATTGTTGTGTAGTAAGTTTATCAAAAACTGGATACTTATATGAATCGTATCTTTGAACTCCAAGTGGTTTACCAAAAAACATTGGTTGCTTTTTAGTATTAACTTGTTCTGTATTAAAAACTGTCATCCCTTCCACTTTCAAAGAAGGTCTATCTAAAGAAGAAACTCTAAACTGCACAGGATTCACACTCTCCCTCCTCGGATTGTTCTAACTGGTCTAGTATGGTATGTAGTTCGGATTTTTCTTCTTCTACCTCATCAGTTTTGATGTCGTAAGTGTTTTGGTAGTAAGAAGTTTTCCACCCGTATTTGTATGTAGTTAAAAAATCATTTGCCATCACGGAAACTGGTACTTCATTATCTGTGTAATTTTCTGGATTGTAACTCCAGTTACCAGATATAGCTTGATCAAAGAATTTTTGCATCACAGACACCACATTTATGTAACCCGTATTATCAGGCATTTCCCATAAAAGTGTATAGTTATTTTTCAACGACGAATACTGCGGAACAATTTGCTTAAGAGGTCCTTTCTTTGATTTTTTAATGGACAAATACCCTCTAGGTGGTTCGATTCCATTTGTTGCGTTTGACACAACGGAACTGCTTTCTGATGGCATCTGAGCAGACAATGTTGAGTGCCTAAGTCCGTGCTTGGAGATAGATACTCTAAGACTTTCCCAATCATGTTCGTATTTGATACTAGTGATCTCGTCTACATCCCTCTTGTATGTATCGATGGGAAGAATTCCATCAGCATACTTTGTACGTCCAAAATTTTCACAGTATCCTTTTTCTTTAGCAAGTTGATTTGATGATTTCAAAAGATAGAACTGGAAAGATTCTGCAAGCCCATGAACAGCATCCCATGCGCCCTGTTCACCATAATTATATCCAAGTTTTGCCAAATAATGGGCGAGACCAATAAATCCTACCCCAAGGGATCTACGTGCCTTTGTAGCACGTTCTGCAGCAAGTACAGGATACTTCTGATAATCAATTAATTCATCCAAACCACGAACAGAAAGATCACACAGTTCTTCCAATTCTTCATCAGATTTAATCTTACCAACATTAACTGCAGAAAGGATACACAAAGCAATCTCACCGCTTTCATCATCGATATGTTGAATGGGATAAGTTGGAAGTGTGATCTCTTGGCAGAGATTAGACATCTCAACTTTATCCTTAAAGGATGAATGAGAATTACAGTGGTCAATATTCATAATATAAAGACGACCAGTCTCGGCACGCTCCTTCAAAATATTCAGAATTAATTCCTGCGCCCGAATAGTTTTCTTTGGGATAGATTCATCAGATTCATAATCTGTATAGAGATCATCAAACCTATCAGTCCCAAAAGCATCGTACAGACCTGGGACATCGTGAGGACTGAATAACGTGATGTCTCCATCTTGGATGAATCGCTCATAGAACAATTTGCTAATTTGAATTGAGTAGTCTAGTTTGCGGACACGATTGTCTTCCGTTCCTTTATTATTCTTTAAGACGATGATGTCTTCTATTTCTTGGTGCCAGATCGGAAAGTGGACCGTAGCTGATCCACCTCTGATGCCATTTTGAGTGCAGCATCTGACAGTCGATTCAAATTTTTTGAGAAACGGAACAACGCCAGTGTGCTGAACTTCTCCGCCTCTGATTTTAGCGTTGATGCCACGGATCCTGCCTGCGTTGATGCCGATACCCGCCCTTTGTGCAACATATCTACCAATAGCCATATCGCTGCTAAAGATAGAATCGAGGGAGTCATCAACATCAACAAGAACGCAACTAGCAAATTGTCTAAGTGGGGTTCGCACCCCTGCCATGATGGGGGTTGGGATGTTGATTTTGTGCTTGCTGATTGCGTCGTAGTATCGTTTGACATAAGATAATCTGGTTTCTTTTGGATACTCTTGGAAAATGGTCAAAGCAATCATAATATACATGAACTGTGGGGTTTCATATACACCCCCAGTGCTTCTATCTTGAACCAAATACTTATCCACTACTTGGCGAAGACCAGCATAGGTGAATAAGAAATCGCGTTCATGATCGATAAAGTTATTTACTCGCGCAATTTCTTCTTTAGAATACTTTGTGAATATTTCAGGATCATATACTTCCTGATTAACACAGTTGTAAATATGTTGCTCAAGACTGGGCAATTCTCGCATCTTGCCGTAAATCTGTTTACGAACTGCAAACAGAAGAAGTCTTGCTGCAACAAATTGATAGTTCGGGTGATCAAGATCAATCAAATCGCTTGCAGCACGAATCAAGATTTCCTGAATTTCTTCAGTGGTAATCCCATCATAAAACTGAATACCAGACTTCATCTCAACTTGACTTGCAGAGACCCCTGCAAGACCCTGACACGCTTCATCAACCATCAAGTGCATCTTGTCTAGGTCAAGTGGTTCAATTCGACCATCACGCTTCTTTACTTTAGTACCGTTGCTCATATTTTTTTCCAAGTAGTAAACTTAAGTTTTGCTTCTAAACCAGAGTATGTATTTGATTCTATCACAGACTGCACATCCAGTCCACACATTACCATATCATTTATGTCCTTCTCCTGAATATGAGAAGGCCAAATTACTATTTTTTCTCCTCTATCAATTGTTTTGGAGATTCTGGTGACAATTTCTCTATTGCGCGGTTCGTTATCGTAAATCCACACACAATCGCTAATCCCCCAATTACTGACATCAAGATCAGCTCCGCACATAGCAATCGCATTGCGTATGAACGTGCTGTCAAAAGGGCCTTCGGTAATGTAGATAGTTTGATCCTTTTGTACTTCATCGAGACCATAGATTTTCGGCGCATTGTCATTAAACATCACGGTAATATATTTAACAGACTTTGGATCTGCAAATTTTAAACTTCTTCCCTGAATACCAATTAAATTCTTCTGGTAATAAAGAGGAATAATAATTCTTGGTTCATCATATTTTGTAGAATCAAAAGTCTGTTTCTTTGAATTTACAAATTGTTTAAAATTTTTTGCCCAATAAAATTTATTAGGATCCAATTTTCTAGCAGTTAGATATCCACATGATTCTGGATTTTCTGATGCTTTTGGTAGATTTAAACTTTGTTTGAATTTTGGTGGTTCAAAATGAAACTTTGGTTCATCTACAACAAAACTTCTACCAGTATAACCTTCTTTAAACTTCTCCATAGAATACTGTTTATGGAGATTAGTATCAACATGCTTCAAGAAGTTACTAAAAGACATCGAAGCACCACAATTATGACACTTAAAATTAGTATTTGCCTTTACATTATAAAGATATCCCCTTGTCTTATTCTTATTCTTTTGCGAATCACCACAGATAGGGCAACGAAAATTGAATAAGTTATTCTTTACTCTCTTAAATTTTTCTAATCGAGATGATACAATTCCGATAAACTTTGAATCAATATGATCCATTCACAAAAGCAACTGCTGGGGATACTATAGCACTATCAGCAGCAGATAACAAGGGTTTTAAAGTTTTAATTGCTTGTGGGTTAGAAAATGCTATAACTGCTCCCAGTATTCCGAGACCAACCCAAAGTTTCCGTTCCAATAATGATAATCGTTTACTAACGTTGTCATGATCGCTGTCCATTTTATCACGCAGTTTGTCGATTTTATCAAACAACACTGAGTCGATTTCTTCTTGTTTAGATATTCTTTCTTCATGGACGGCAAGCATCCTAGACACATTATTATTTACCTCAGCAATTTTTTCAATAGCAGAATCTAACTTTGTGACAAGTGCCTCAAAGTTTTGTAATCTTTCTTCTAGAACTGCAACCTTAACTTGCTCTGCCATTGGAGGATCGTAAATGGTCTAACCAAACTTTTCGTCCAGGACCTTTCATATATTTCCTTTTCTTCTTCCTGCCAGATGTTCCAGCAGTTGGTCCTTCAGCAGGTGATGAATCACTAAATCCACCTTGAGTCCCTGGTGCATTAGCAACCATGTTCTCCCGAATTATTTGTATAATTTTATCAATCTTACTATTTGACATCGTAAGTTTGCTGAAGTTTTTCTAAACAATCGTCATCTATTTCAATTTCATGAATATAGCAACGTGGATACTCTGGCAATTTATTCAAGAAAACTATAAAAGTTTTCATAACTGACCACAACTCTCTTTCTATTTTGAAAAATAACATCGGAGTTGTGGCTTCTCCAAATATATTATAAAGGACGATGAAGTGATTGAGGATAAGTTGGGATTTCAATTCACCCGTATTTCTATATCTCTTCAGTAATCTTTTAATATACTTAAAATAATTTAAGTCTTTTTCAAAATCTTCTTTTGTAACTGCTTGCGGATTCTCATAATTTTTTATCGCAAACAAAAGAAAATTATCCTCATTCAATTCACTAAAAATCATATCAAATCATATCAGGCATCAGTTGGATATTGAATCGCCTCAGCAAATCCATTAGTTGCAGTGGTAATACCAGACATTGCAACAAGAACTTCTTTCTTGACTCTGAGTTCACCCTCTGTTCCCATATAAGTGGTAACACCAACCCAACCTTCATGATCGAGATGATATGAACCAGTTACATTTGCAGATACTCCATATGCAAGAGCATCATAATCGCCATTTGCTTCACTGTAATGTGGATTCAGAACAGTGGATTTAGGACATTGAGTTACCTTAAATGCAGCGCCAGAAATGGCACCACCGGTAAGACCTGCAGTAGAATCAATAGTCAGAGACTGAGTTCCAGCGATAGAAACGATGACTGCATCTCCAAAATAAGTACCGCCACCACCACGGGCACCAAATCTAATTACGTCACCTTCTTGTGCTGCGCCAGTTTGACCAAAGGTTGTACCGGTTCCGGTTACAACACGGGTAGTATAATTTAAAGATACTGTACCACCTGATCCAACGGCATCGTTATTTCCCCAGAGTGCCATGTCTTTTCCTGTAAAATTTATTTGCTATAAGATATTTATAAAAAAGGAGACCTTATCTTTTAGGTCTCCTTTTTATTATTAAGCTGCTTCTTCTCTTGTTACCATCGCCTTCTTGACGACTTCTAATAGTTGATCATCCATATCAGTCTTGGTTAGCTTAACCGCTTTACCCAAGATAACAAGACAGATCTCAACCAACTTCTCACCGAGTTCTTCGTTTTCTGGAATTTTGGAAACCGCATCGGAGATGATTTTTGACGCTAATGGAAGTAAAAATGCGAGCATGATGAAACCTCAAATCTACACACTATATATCGTCAATCCTTATTAGAAACGTATTTTTTCTGGACTGGATCCCATCTCTTTACTTCACCAGGACGGAGGCGGGTCTTCGCTTCTTTTGCTTTATCATAAAACTTACCGAACTTCATTCGGTTGTCTGCTTTAGAAAACTGCTTCTTCTCTTTATCATACCTATCATACTTTGTTACTTCGTTCACATCTCCAGTCATGTCTTTTTTGTGAAGTGTACTATAAAGATGTTTATGAAGAGGTTTTGCCCTCTTCATAATTTTATCTCTTTGAGAATAATTTTTTGCCTCTTGCTGATCTTTCTTTTCAGGAAGTTTATCATGCTTTGTAGAGGCAAACTTCTTCACGTCGGCACGCTTGGCGGTGGCAGCAACTTTGGCAACCTCAGGCGAGGGATTTTCCATTTCCCCTTTCTGAGTCGCCCTAACCATCCCGAAGA